TTAAGCGACATTTTCCAGTAAATTAACAATTGATTGCTTACGGGTTTCAGAGATGTGAACGTAGGTATCAGCAGTGACTCTGATCGAAGAATGACCGAGCAGCTCTGACACGTCCTTGAGCGTCGCGCCGTTTTCGAGAAGATGCGTGGCAAAGGCATGGCGCAGATCGTAAACGCGAATCGAAGAGGGAAGCCCGGATTGTTTTAATAATTCCTTGAACTGGCGATTGATATTAGTATTCTGCCTGGGCGTTCCGTGACGCGCCGGAAAGACGAGCTCGTGATCGTTCCATTTCGCGCCGATTTTCATCCGGAATTCAAGCTGCTCGCGCCGGTGAGTTTTTAATATTTCAATTAATGTGCCGACGAGCGGCTGCGTTCTTTTCGATTTGCCGGTTTTCGGTTCCGCGTAAATCCAGTTCTTTTTCCCGCCGGGCATCTCTACAGAAACGCGCTCGACTTTCAAAAAACCTTCACTTAAATCCAGATCCGACCAGCGCAGCGCCAGATATTCTTCCGGTCGCATTCCCGTGTAATAAGCCGTCGCCCAGAGCGCGAGCTCCGAAGCCGAGCGGCATTTCGAGAACAATAGATCGCGTTCAGCCGGAGTAAGAACTCTTCGTTTGACCGACCCGCTGCGCTTCGGAGCGGCGACCGGCTGCATCGGATTGATGTTGAGCCATTCCATCTCGACGGCATAAGCGAAAGCCGGACTTAAAACCGTGTGGACTTTATGAACGACCGCCGGCGTCAGGCGAGTTTCGCCGCGCTTTAATTTCGGCTCGCCTTTATCGAGATAACCGAGCGTGTATTCGCCGAGACGAAGATCGTCGTAAAAGCAGCGAACGTGAGCGGCGCGGATTTCCGAGATCAATTTATTGCCGATGTTTGGCTTGATGTAGCGGCGAAAAATATCCTGGTAATTTTTGAGCGTTCTTTCAGAAACATTAATGCGGGCGCGTCTGGTCAAATAATCATTGACGAGAACGGAGACGGTTTTGGCGCGTTCGGGGACGAGCTCGAATTCCTTTAATTTGGCGAGCAGCTTTGCCAGGTAAGTTTCAGCTTCCTGCCGAGTCCCGTCGAATGTTTCGTTAAAAGATTTGCGATTGATTCCCGTGCCGTGCTGAATTTTCAGGCGATAGCGGTTCGGCGCGAGCTGCTCGATTTGTCCGGTTCTTTTTCTTCCCACAGTGCGCATCATTTTACGCATCCTCCGGCTATTTCGGCAAGTTTTTTCGTCGATTTATGAGAAAGCTCAAAAACATTCTGAGTAACCTGCGTCGCGTCGCCGCTCGATTTATCGCTCTTTTTAGCGCAGATTTCGCAAGGGAATATCTTGCCGCTCATCGTCCATTCCATTAGCCGGATTCGAGCGAAACGCAGCTCTCTCCCCGCGTGGGCGTGCGGCATTCCGTCTTCAGCCATTCTTCCTAGAACTTCCTTCGAGACGCGGAAGACTGCCGCCACTTCCGCTGTCGTAGCAATCTCCGGCAAATCCCTGAACGGTTCGAGCGGCTTTAAGAGTTCGGTGACGACGGCGCGCGCTTCGATGCGAATTTCCTCTTTTAATATTTCGGCAAAGTTTGACATAAAATAACCCGCTATTCGTTTTTAATTTAAAATCAAAAAACCGCCCGAAAAGGCGGCATATACACGAATAGCCGTCTTTTTCGGACGGCTTGAACGGTTATTTGAATTCGTAGCAGATTGTTTATATCAGCGGCGGCGGCGGCATGTCAAGTAAAATTTCGTAAGGTTTATTTGACGGTTATTTGAAACCCGTAATAAATCCATCCCATAATTAAATTAACGGGCTTGAGTTTGCGAAGACTTTCTCCCGCTATGCCGGCAATAGGGCGCGGAATTCGAGCCTCTGCGTTTTATTGCCGGCGCTTAATTATGACGGGGGAGCAGGTAACGCAAGAACACTGGCTTCAAGTCGCCCATCTCCCCCGCTCTTTCCCGTGCCGACAAAGGACAAATGCAACGGGAAAACTGTTTATTCTAAATACCATTAATAATTTCAAGAGCAATTCGGCGGGCGGCATGAGTCATAGTTGAAACCGAATGTTTGCTCGCTCCATAAACTACGTCATCGGCTCTGCTGCGGACACTCTTCACACGAACAGTTTGTCTTAACGCTCCTTTGCCCGTTACCTCGCGTTCGCATTCGTAAGTTTCTCCGTCTTTTTCAATGGTGAATTTATAAATCATTCTTCCTTTTTCTAGTCATAATCGCGATTATGAAAATACACAAAATGACGGATTCAGCCGCCGAATGTTTGACCGGATTTAGCCAGTGCCGAATACCTTTCCCAAAGCTTTTGCGCGTCATCGCCGCCTTCCTCAGCGGGATGGATCACTATTTTTTCAGAACCGCGCAGACGAATGACGAATTGATTTAACCTGCCGCCGTCGCCTTCCTGCGAAATGGCGATGATGTCCGGTTCGTTGATTATGTAGTTTCCTATTTTTATAAATGCCATAAGATTTAAGTTATTTATTCCTCTTCCCCAAAAATCTCGCCTAATTCCTGATAATCCTCGTCATCCTCAATCGGTCGCTTGAACTCGCCGAAAAGGTAATCGAGTAACTTGATTTATTCGGTGTTTTCGTTTCCCATAACCGATTATTAAGACTTATCTTTACTTTGTCTTGATAGGATCATGCTTATAAAAATACATAAGATTGCAATGACGACGCCGGTGTAATTTATTTTCCCGCTCGTTGTATAGTTGTAGAAAATCATACCGAGCAAGGCGATTGAAGCGACCACTAAAACGATACTGAGTGCTTTGTTCATAAATCCTTTTCCCAATCCAAAAATCTCAATCTCGGTGATGCCAAAGCGCTCGAACAATCCCGCTCATTGTTTTGGTTTTCTGTTCGAGCCGCGCGGAATATTCTCGTCTTCAATCGCGGCGATGGCTTTCTTCAAAAAATTCAGCGAAAACGATAATCGAACCGACACTTCGCCCGGTTTACGCAACTTCAAACTGACTATCTGATCGAAATAGCCGTCGCTCGCGCTGTATCTGTCCAACTCGCAGCTTTCTATAATTTTATTGTTGCCGTCCGCGCTTTCGGCATCGACGGTAATATCGTTTTCATTAAGCAGCATTATTTACTTACCTGGGTGTTTTATAAACCCTTCTCCCACCCCAAAATCTAGTCCGCATACAAACTACGTTGAACCACCAAGTTGAGCGAGCAATGCGAGCAAGACCTCGACAAATTAAAGCCAGCCGTGTTCTTCGAGCATTGATCGGCGATGATGTTCAGGCGAAGCCGCGTGACATTTAACTAAAGTTGTTAAGCGGCTGTCTCGCAGAATGTGATGAACGTCGTGCACAAGCAACGTGGTTATGCCCTGAAGACCGCTTATTCCAACCGCAAGATCAATCACTTCGCCAACACGCGGAGCAATGGTTGTCTCGATCTCTCTTGTTTCAACCAAAGCGTTATTTTTGGTGTAAATTTCAAGAATCATAATTTAATCAACGTCCTTTATAAACCCTTCTCCCAACCCAAAAATCTCAATCTCACCGGCGTCAAAGCGCTCAAACAATCACGTTCATTCTTAAACGGACGCGGAAAGTTGAACCTACGATAACCACCGCTCAGACACTGCTCACGAAGCGTCGCGGGTCCCGTCTGCATATCACACGCGTCGCCGATGGTGTCACGGTCAAAATCCAATTGATCTGTATTGCTCAGGAACTGGCAGTTGTCGCCCGTATCCTGAACCGTGTCATTGTCGTCGTCAGGGTCGCAGACATCGCCGAGGAAATCGCCGTCTGTGTCACGTTGGTCTGGATTTGAAACTGTCTGGCAGTTGTCGGAGACGTTCGGAATGCCGTCATTATCCAAGTCGGGATTAGAAACGAGTATTTGCAGCTCGTAAGCACCGATGTCGACAGTGCCGCCGCTTATACGTTCGAATCCTCCTCCACGTTGGTCGTAAGGTTCTGTTACCAATGAATTCAATCCGTTGTTGATCGCCGGACTTCCTTCCAAAAGCGCGTGAGTTGGTGTTTGTCCGCCATTGTTTTGGAGCGCGCCGAGCATTGGATCAACGTCTCTAATGTCGGACGGCTGGAAAATTAAATTGACCGACGATGGAAACGATGCAATGCCGAACAAATTGCCGCCCGATGAAATCATTGCGTTTCCGCCGGTGCCATTGAAATTCACATTATTGCCGCCCAGAATGGTATTACCGAAATCCACTTTTCCGCCGCCGTTACCAATTGCTAATCCGTTATTAGCGATGGTCGCATTGCGAATAATCATCACGCCTTCAAAGTAATTGGTAATTGCTTCAGCGTTACGGTGATCGGAAATAGTCGTGTTTACAATGGTCAAAGTAGCACGATTGCCGATAGCGCCACCAAACGCAGTCGAAACATTGTTTGAAATCGTTGAGTTATAAATAAAATGATTACCTGTGTTGTAGAAAATACCGCCGCCGCTTGCGCCTGCATTTCGAGCGGCAATGTTGCCGGTGACGACGACGCCGTTTAATGTCAGCGAGCCGTTAAACGCAAAAATGCCGCCGCCTAGACCGCGTTCAGCGCTGCCTTCGGCATGACCGCCGGTAATCGTCACGCCGGAAATATTGACCGTGCCGCTCGCGATAAAAACTCGATTCACGCCCGCCCCGCCGTCAATGGTGAGCAGGTTAGCACCCGGTCCGATGATTGTATCTTCAAACAATGAGATCTCGTTGGTTAATGTGATTTTCGATAGTCCGTGCGCAAACGTCACATCTCCGCCCGCCTGCACTGCTTCGCGCAAACTGCAATCATTCGGCAGACAGGTATAGTTTCGGTCGTCACTTCTGGTAACGACCGCCGCATTAATTGAGACGGTGAAAAGTAGTAGGAATAATGAGAGTAGGTATTTCATAAGGTTTAATTACAAAGACTTCTATCAACGTAAGTTTTATTGCCGTTCGAATTGACGTAGTAACATCCACCGCGCTTGCCGCGAATATACGAACGAGACGGCGAAGATGGTTGAGACTTCAAACGGATGTTGTTCGAATTAGTCCTTAGTCGTGGCGCAGGTAATGAGTCTTCAACAGTGCTACCAACTGATTCAATCGTTTGCTGATCGTTTATTTTGATCGCGCTAATGTGAATCCAGCCGACATATTCAGTAGATTGAACTAAAGCCCAGTCTCCGAGTTCCCGATAAATTGGAAGTACAGTGTTTTGGGAAACGGTATCAATTATTTTCCCGGTAGAAGATGCTGTTCCACGCATCTGAGCAGTTTTGGCAGTAACGGTTGCAGTTTGGCTATAGGCAGAAAAGGCAAAGATTAAAATAAGCAGCAGTGGCAGTAGTTTTTTCATAAGGTTAAATCCGTAGTAATTCAAAATTATTTAGCACTCAACTTGGTATAAATCTCGCCTGTTAATCCATTAAAAAACCAAATTTCGCGTACATCGCTAATTAAAACTACACTCGTAAAATCAAGGTCGCTCGGCTTATCAATAGTCGGTTTAATTTTATAGCTATCAATTGTGTAAAAAGGTTTCACCAATTTTGCGATGTAAAGAACAGACAAATTTTCTTTTGCTTCCTTTGCCTTGGGGAGCGGTAAATACAGGCGGACTTTGAATTCAGATGAATAAGTAGATGCTTTGAAATTTGAAAATTGATTGATGTTGTTAATCGCTAACTTAAAACGTCGAAAACTCGACTTTTCTACTTTTCTGGTAGCACCAAAAGCGTTAGAAGCTACATACTCGCCTTCGTCTTTATAAGAACCTGATTTAGCGATAAAGCTTTCAAAATCTAATTGCTTGGCGCCTACAGCCTTGTTGCCAGGCTTTGATTCGTAAGCCGCTACTTTTGTGGGTTTAAGTGAAATTGTGAGTGTTTCTTCGTCCGCATCGTAACTGCTGCTTAAATCGTCATTGAGAATAGACAAGTCTTTTTCCGGGCGAAAAACAAACACCAATTCATCCGAAGCTGTTTCTTTAGAACTGAAAACAATTTTAGATAAGTCGCTTATTCTTTGGTTGTATTGATCGGTTGTTTCAAATTCGCCTTTATCTTTGATAACCGGCGTTCTCAGCAACGTTGAATAAATGTTTTGAAAATCGCTGCCGGTAAATGTAGCCGGAACTTTTTGCCAGCCTTTTGAAAATGTTTGCCCGAATGTCGAAAAGGCAAAAATTACAATAAAAATGGGAATGAGTTTTTTCATTAGTTTTTCGATTAATTATTTGGAATTTTTATTTCCCGTCCAGCCGGTAAAACCGAATTCGGCAGTAAGCCGTTGAACTTTGCGACTTCCGTTGCGTTTGCTCCGACACGTTGAGCAACTTTAGCAACAGTGTCGCCAGCCATAGCTTTGACAACTCGAATGTTGTTGGGAGGTGTAATTCTTGAACGGGAATTTAAGACTGGCTTTGTTGTTGCGGTATTATTTGCCTGCATTGAACGTTTTTCTTGCTCAATAAAACCTTTCGTTGTATTAAAAACCTTTCCTTTTCTAATGAAATAAGTTTCTTCAGCTAAAATATATGCGCCGAAAGCATTCTTAGCGCGAAATTTAACTGAAACCTGCCAGCAAGGCGTAAACCTCGATATAGAGCATTTTGTAACGGGTGACCACCGAACAAATCTCATTGAATAAGGATCATTAAAATGCTCGTTAAAGTAATCCATCACTGGGCGCACGGTTCCATCTTTTAATTGAACAGGTTTATTGCCCGCCGTCTCTTTATAAGCGATATATTCTTCCTGCGTTAATTCGAGTTTGGACAATTCGTCAAGCGGCGAAATTTCAAATTTCTGTTCATTGAAACCAGTATTTTGTTTTGAGTTTGACGTTGATACTCTGCCGATCGCCGCAGCTATCAGCGAAGAATCATTTGCCGGTTTATTTGACGACGGTCGAACGAGTTTAGCAATGTCGTCGGCTAATTGATTGTCGACACTCCAACCGCACGTTGCTGAAAGACTGCGGATTTGCGGCAATTGCGCGTCCGAGGGAAATTCGATGCGGTAAATAGTTTCGATTAATTGGTTGTAGCAATCGCGAGCTTTGGTGTAAATCTTAGCAGTTAAGTTGATTTCAGACATTAAAAAGACTTCAACGGATTTGTTAAAATCATCGCCAGCTTGCACGCGGCGATTGTCCTTTAAATAATGAAGCCCTTGCTTGAAAGCAATTCCAGCATCACCGATTACTTTATTACTGCGTGCCTCTGCTTTAGCTATTTCTTCCAGTGTCAGTTCTTTTTCAGGTACAGGAGTAGCGATTGGAAGCGGTTGCGGCAGAGATGCTTCTGCTTTCTGTTTTGGGAATGGCGTAGTTTGCGGCGTCGGCTTTGCTTGCCCAAAAGCAAAGCCTGTGATTATTAAAATGAAAAGTGGGATTAAATTTTTCATTAGTTAAACTCCATACAAAAACTCTAATTTCTGCCGATTCTTAAAAAGTTTCCGCGCATACCGGTTCGGATGCTCTTCAAGAAAATCATACGAGTTGAGCGCGAATCGAGGCACAAGAGCGATTGTCGCCAGAGCGTCAGCTTCAAACTCGGCTTTTGATTGAAGCATCCCGAAATAAAAAGCATTCGTTCCACGATTCGCGCCGTGCAGAAAATAATGAGCGAGTTCGTGAAACATCGTAAAGACGCGCGGCAATCCTTTTAATCTGCTCTTGAGAACAATGAAGGATTTGCCCTCTACGGTCATAAAAAATGAAGTCGAAACGTCTATTTCGAGAACTGTGATATTTTCTTTTTCGCAAATATCGTAAAAATCTTTTTCAGTTAAAAACTTTCGATTAAAACCGCAATCGGAAAGCTTATTTAGTGAGAATTTCATAACTCTGGTGGGAGAGTTACGAACTGGTTTTTAATCTAAATTTCGTTCACTTTAATGGTAAATTCAGCCTATAGAAGAGAATCGTATTTCAAAACAACTCGCTGAAATTACTCCAAAGATTCGGCGTCAAGAACGTCGTCAAGCGTTGGTTTCTCGCCTGCACCGACTGAAGCCGGGAGCGGCGGTAGTCCGTTCTCTTCGCGCATCTGATCTTCGTAAAAAACCTTATACCAATTCAAATGATCCTGATATTTAACGGTAAGTTCCGTATGCGTATCGTGTTCAAGGCTAACGCGCTGGAAATCGAGCAGCGTGTTAAGCATCGCTTTGATTTGCGCGAGTTCGGCAATCAATAATTCCGCATCCATAACTTACTCACCTTTATCTTCATGGCGTTCCGCCATAACGCCGCGAGCAATCAGACGAGCAGCGTCTAAAATTTCCTGCTGTTGCTTTTTAGTTAGTTTATTGCCGTCCTGAAAAACAATCTGCACTTTATCTAGAATGTCGTGTGAATCGGCAGCTTCGTTTTGCGGCTCAATTCCCGCTAACAGCGTGAGAGCTTCGTTTTCGTCAGCTTCTAGAACTTTTGCAATGCGAAGTATGGTTTCTTGCTTTGTGCCGCTTATCCCGTTTTCAATCCTATAAATCTGTTGGCGTTCCATATCAACCTTTCCCGCCAATCCGTCTTGTGAAAGTTTTTTAGCTTCGCGGTGTTTACGAACCCAATCGCCGAGTAATCGCCGAAGCCTTTTTGTTTCAGACATATAATTCACATTCAAGTCGGATGTCTTATATGTAACATTTCGTGTAGCGACATTACAATAAACTTCTTGTGACATAATATGTTGACATTCTCCGTTTTTGTCTGTATTTTTTCTATATGGACGCTAAACATTACAACCCCAAAATCCTTGTAAAAGCCCGCGAAGAGAAGCAAAAAACACAACAGAACATCGCAGATTTGCTGAAAGTGGATAGACAAACAATTTATCGTGTTGAAGCCGGAATTACTGCCTCTTATGATATTTTGGCAGCGATTTGCGCGGTCTATGAGCTACCTTTGACTGAAGTTATTTATCCGTTCCCGAATGTGGCTATCGCCGCCTAAAAAACTGTTTTTAAGAAATGTTACAATTGCGACATTTTATGTTGACAATATGTAACATTACGTGTAGACTGTTTCTAGATTAAGAAATTAATCATTCTTGAAAACTAAGGAGAAGGCTTGAACGGTTATTTGAATTCGTAGCAGAAACCGATAGCGGTTCAAGCCAAACAAATCAGATGTCATACACGCAAACCCAAATCAACGGATTCAAAGTTTCAACCATCACCGGCTACGACGGAACGCAGCTTTTCATAACCGATTCGGACGGCATTCAGATTTACGCTCATCGGGTGTCAGGCGATCCGATAGCCAGAGCGAAAGAAGTCATCAGCGAGATAACCGGAGAAACATTCGAGCAAACGACGATGAAAAAAGCTCAACAGCAAGCCACCGCCGCCGCCGTAATGATGAGTGCTGACGACAAAACCGGCGCGAAACGTTGGAACGCGATTGAAAAAGCCATCAAGGAAATCGCCGCCAACAAAACGATTCAGTTTGACGGCAAAGTTTTGACATTCGTTTCGAGTCGTTCAGGTAAACGCAGATTTGTTACCGAACACGGTTGTTCCGAGCTTTGCGACTGCAAAGGCGGCATTTCTTATCACCGCGCGTTGTTCGACATCTTTAGCCGGTATTTCGAGCTGCAAAAGGAAAGTAATGTCATCGCGTTTCCGGCGCGCAAAGACACTGGCGGCATTGTGACAGAGGCTTGCGGATGCGTTTTCAACTGGAACGACAGGTTTTACGAAAGCACTTGTTTGAAACACAGCGAACTCGAACGTCAGCGCGAATGGGCGATGGAAGAGGAATGGGACGCGTATTTCGAGGCGGCTTAACAATCTTTGACCGCTGAATGGGAACGGCGGTCAGAGCGCGAAAGGCGGTTTGCTTCGAGATTACTCCACCGCCTTTCGCTTCAAAATCTTTGAAATCGTTATTCGGTGAGCCGCAGTTCAGTCAGCGAGTAAAGCGCGGCGACCCTACGAAATTGTTGAGATTTCCTCGTGGTGTGCAACGACCGCGACCTTTAGTAGCCGAATAACGATTTGAGAGATTTTTACAACCGGAGAAATCAATGAAAGACGAAACACAAATGAAAATCCGTTCAGCCGTCTACGCGCTTTTAACCGTTTCAGCGAGCTTCGCGCTGGGTTATTGGTATGCGTCAGCTGAAATTGCACACAAAGTTTTAACGGGGTTGAGGTAAATCAATGAAAGACAACCGATATTTCACTATCAAAGACTGCGACTGCCGGAGCTGCCGGCTCGACCGTGCGGCTGAAGCGCACGATCACGCGCGGGATTTAGTCGTGTTTATGTTCATTGTCGTTCTGGGCGGCGCGGTCTGGGCATTTACTTATTTTCAGCTTTAAGAGGCTGCTATGGCAAAACACTGGTGCGAACAATGCGGGAGACACGCCTTGTTTTTCCGGCGAATTACGGGACGCGGGAAGCGGCACGGTCAAATAAAGGTCAGCGCCGATTTGCGCCACACGCTCTGCAAACGATGTAACGACAGTCTTTTTCAGTCGGAAAAACAGAAAGAGAAATTCAGTTTTCAAACAGCAAATCGCATTCAGTAACGATTGAAAATTGGAAGCCGCTTTCGTTTTGCCATCAGTTGAAGCGGCTTTCCAAAACAGAATGATTCGGGCGCGTGGACACCGAAGCTCCGAATCATTCTTATCAGTGGCTCGCCGTGGCAATCGGCAGCCATTACGTAATGAAGCAGAGATTAACAAACGGGCGGCGGCGGCTTCCACTTATTTTTTAGCCGCTTTCATAAGTGAAATGCAGAAAGGACACGAAATAGTCAAAAAGGTTCTCGATAAGTTTCCGGCACTGTCGGAAGAGCTTCATCGCCTTTTTAAGAAATCCGCCGTTTGGTATCGCTCGCACGGCTACCCGCTGCGCAAAGACGATCCGCTTCAAAACGGCAATTTGTCGGCAGTCGATCATCTTTTGCGAATGGCTGACGAATACGAAGCGGCGATGCCCGGAGCCGGTCAGGAACTCGGCGAACAGCTAGCCGCCGAATTTAAGGCGCGTTACAGATGCCGCAACCAGCCGTGCGACGACAGAGCGATCAGGCTCAATTTAACGACCGAGTTTTATCAGGCGATGCGCGAAATAGATAAAGCGGATTTATCCGAGCAGTCGGAACTGCAACTCGCCCGAACCGACAAAGAATTGTCGGAAATAGAAAAAGCGATTGGAGATGCCCGCGCCCACGTTCGGGCGGAATGGCGCGCGAAACAGGCAAGTTAATTTCAATGACGGCGACGGAACTTTCATTGCAGGAACAAATCAACGAGCTTAAACGGCTGATAGTTGAAACGCGCCTGCCGGATGAGGCGATAGTCGATGCGAATTACGTCGCGCAGCTCTTCGGCATCACGCCCGAAGCCGTTATCAGAAAGCGTTTCGGGACTGACAAAATCCGCCGCGTCCGCGAAAAGCCCGTCGGTTTCCGCAAAGGCGACGTGCACAAAGTTTTGAAGGATTTGACCAGACCGGCGGCGGAAGTGGCGGCGGAAGCGATAGCGAAAGCCAAACCGAGAAAACGCTCGATTATTACGAAACAGGTGAAACGATGATTTATAAATTTTCCGAAGTCGAGCGATTAATGAAAGCCGCCGATTTCAGACACGACGAGATCGGCATTGACCGCAGGATGATCGAGAGCTATTCGTGCCGCAGATGCCGCGCGTATCTCGAATATAAGGCTTATTCAAACGCTTACGACACGCTGGAATTTGGCGTTTGTCGGCAGTGCAACACGGCGCGACATTTCTTTACGAATTCGCAGTTACTCGCGGAGCTGAAACAACGATTTTCGAGAAGGGAAATGGTAGCCGAGACAGGCAAATAAAGACAAAAAAAGAGGCTGGGAGCGCCAGCCTCAAAAGAGGATTTGTTACTTCGCAAATATCTATACGGAGTTTATTAAGCGGAGTTCCAGGTATTTAAAGAAAACAGGAGTTTTTATGAAAAGCGAATTCGATCCGACGCCGGAAGAGCGCGCCGAAGAAAACAGAATCAAACAAAACCGCGAAACGATTATTAAAAGTCTCACGGAAAATAAATATCAGTCATCGCGTCACCTGTGCATCAACACCGGTCTTTCGGTCGATGACGTTCTTATTCATGTCGAAACCGACGATCAAATCAGATATAAGCAGGTCGGCGAAATAACGGTTTATTTTCTCAAGGATAACGAGCCGACAGGCAGACTTTTCAACACCGGCAATAATTCGTTTGAAGTCAAAGCGGAAGAGGCAAAGCCGGAAGAGCCTCGAAAAGGCGGACGGCAGAGCAAACATAACTGGACGCCGGAGCTGCTCGAAACGCTCGCCGCCGAAAATTATTCATACAGCAAAGCCGCGAAAAGTCTTGATTGTGACGTAACTTCGATTCGGTATCAGGTTCTTAAAAACAAAGAAAACACCGACGCCTGGGAACGCGGTCAAAAACGTTTTCAAAAACCAACCATAGAAAAAGCCGCCGCTGCCGAAACTGTTAAAGAATCGCCGAAACCGGAAATCATTGCCGCCGTTCAAGTCGATCCGCGATTTGCACACACGCTCGAGCACGTCACCTCAAACGGACACAGCCGCGAATCAATCGAGAAGGTGAAAACCAGTATCGCCAGACGCGCATATACTTCGCAAGACATCGCACCGTTTGAACCTCATCTTGACCAGCCCGTCATAGACATTACAAGCGAAGTAAATCACCCAAAACATTACAACACTCATCCGTCGGGAATTGAATGCATTGATGTCGTCGAACACATGAATTTCAATCTCGGCAACGCGGTCAAATACATCTGGCGAGCCGACGAAAAAGGCAACGCGATTCAGGATTTGGAAAAAGCCAAGTGGTATGTCGAAAGGGAAATTAAAAGAAGGAGTGAGAGAGAAAATCATGCCCGAAAATGAAAACCAACCACCGCAAATTTATTACCAATACTGGCAGGGAACCCGGAGCGGCAAATGGTTCTGGCACGCTCGCGGAATGAATCACGAGGTTATATGTCAGGGCGAGACGAACGGTTATCACAACAAAGCCGACTGTCTGAAAGCAATTGAATTGCTCAAAAACGGAGCGGCGGCTGAAGTGAAGGAGCGCGGGAAGTAAATAAAAAAGGTCGCCCGCATCTTCGCTCGGCGACCAAAACCAATTCAATTTATAGAGAATTCAAAAATAAGCCGAAAAAGCGAAAAAGTCAAAAAGGAGACATATGGAAAAAACTACTGTTCTATCGAAAGAAAAATCCTTTCCGGTTGCGGTCAAGATGCCGCTGACCGACAAGGAATTGCTTGCTTATACGGACGAGTTGACCGAATGCGATTCGCTTGCCGACAAATTAAAGCGCGAAATGAAAGCCGCGACCGACGATTACAAAAGCAAGATCGGCGAAGTCACTGCGCGTTCGTCTGTTTTGATGAATCTGCTCAAAACCAAAGAAGAATATAAGGACATTGACTGCGTTGAAGATTTCAACTGGTTTGACGGCATCGTCGAGATCAAACGGCTCGACACCAGCGAAACCGTCAAAACGCGCAAGATCACGACCGAAGAATATCAGCAAAATCTACCGCTCGATAAAGACGACGAAGGCGAACGGATTTGAACAAATAAAAAGGGCATCACCCTGGGGAGAGTAACGCCAAAAAGAGGAGGCTATGAAAATGAACCTCAAATATCCGATGGCTCATTTTGAAATCGGGATGCCAACATTTTACAAATCGGAAATGCCTTTCCGGTCGAGACAGCAAAAGAATTTTGCAAAGCAGTTTTAGAGAATTAAATGCGCGAAAACTCCAAATATCGCTCGCTGGCAAAACTCGCACTGCCTTCCGGTTACGCAGTTCTGGCAACGGGCGAAAAGTTCAAGCCGACGGATATTGTCTGGAGCTGGTGTTCAAACGAATGGCTGCGCGCTGACAGCGAGCTTTGGAAGTTTCCGCCGCTTGAGTTTGGTGAAGACATCATTTGCGCGGCAAGGAAGCCCGAGATGTCGGAATTCGAGCGGAGCGTTCCGCAGCAGAGAAGTTACGCGTTGAGATAAAAAAAGAAGAGGCGGGAACTCACCTCTTCAAAATAGGATTGAAATCATCGAAAAATCAAAATTTATCAACGACACCTATATTCGACAGTTTTCGATATTCGGTTTCAACAAAATCAGAATGTTTGTTTCGGTAGTTTGAAAGTGCGGATGACGAATAGATACAAAACATGAAATATAAAAGCCCGGCTAGTAATTGACGTTACTATCCAGGCTTCGGGTTCAATCTTTTAAGAACGGAATGTTCCATAAAGATGCGACCGTACGAATACGCATTTTAAAACAGGCAGTGGCAAAAAATCAATAACTAAATTGATGAGAGTTTAAGAATTAAAATTTTGTGAAAAAACTTCCCGCAATTCAATTTTACACCGGCGACTGGCTCAAAGACCCGCGCCTTTCGATGTGTTCGGCGATGACACGCGGAATCTGGATAGATTTCCTCTGTGCCATGCACGAACTCGACCGTGTGGGAGAACTGCGCGGCACGCCCGATCAACTTGCGCGTGTTGCCCGTTGCTCACCCGTCGAGATTGTCCAGGCATTAGACGAATTATCCGCTTCAGCGGCAGCCGAAGTTTTGCAGCGAAACGGGGTTTATACGGTCACGAATCGCCGGATGCGACGCGAATATTTGGAACGCAAAGCAAGTAACGAACGCGTTGCAAATTTTCGCAAAAACAAAAATGTAACGAATGGTAACGAAAATGTAATTGACGGTGAAAGAGTTGAATCTGTTGACGTTAGAGGGCAATTAACAAACGGTAACGGAAATGTAACGTCCTATTCTTCATCTTCATCTTCAAATGTATTACATAGCGGTAGTAGTAACTCTTCGCGCGCGAACGGCTCGAGCGGAAAGCCGCCGCCGGCTGCCGCCGTAATTAATTCTCCGAAAAACGGGCAGTGGCTTGAACTCGATGCAGCCGAAAAGCTGATGTCGAAAAAAGAATTCGTCGAGCATCTGCAAACGCTTCATCCGACGAAAAACGTCCGCGCCATCGGCAAAAAGCTCAAGGAATTCTGCGAGCGGCACGGCAAAGCTTTCGCTCTCGAAAGGCTCAAAGGGTGGACGGTCGGCGAAGCGGAAACTTTTACCGATGACGAGTTTTTAGCGGCTTTTGGCGATGCGGAAACCAACGTTCCGGCGTGGCAAAAGGCGGTTAACGACTGCCGATTGTGCGACGAAAAAGGATTAGTCAGGAGGAACGGCAGACTGACGCCGTGCGAACACAAACAGGTGAAAAGATGAGCAATTACCAGACGTTACTCGAAAAACCACTGCCATCGTCGGAATCGGCGGAACGAACGATACTAGGCGCGATTCTGGTTTCGACCGAACTAATTTCGCAGGCAGCTGCACGTCTCAAACCGCCGGACTTTTACTCGCCGTTCCATCGCAAAATTTACGGCGCGATGCTTTCGCTGTTTGCCGCAGGTCGGACGATCGACCCGATTATGATCGGCGAAGAATTGAAACGCAGCGGCGAAATTGTTGAAAGCTTCGGCGGTATTTCCACGATCTCCAATTTGAATTACGGCATTCCGCGGTTTCACGACATCTCGGAGTGGGTTGAGATCGTCGCCGGAGCCGCAAAGGTTCGCAATCTGATCAACGCCTGCAATGAAACGGTTTCTCAGGCTCTCGACGAAACGCAATTGCCGGAAACGGTTCTCAGTTCCGCTCAATCCCGTATCAACGAAGTTTGCAGCGAATCTCAAACGCGCGGATTCTCGTCGGTCGGCAATCTCGCAGTCGCCTCGATTCATGAAAAGCTCGCTCTGCGCGAAAAGGGAGTTAAATTCACCGGCTTGCAGACGGGATTTGATGTCATCGACGAATCCACCGGCGGACTGCAAAAACAGGAATTGATCGTTTTGGGCGCGCGTCCCGGAATGGGCAAAAGCGCTCTGATGTGCAATCTTGCCGAAAACGTCTGCCGTTTGAATGAAAATGCGGTGGTGGCAGTCTTCTCACTGGAGATGAGCGAAAAGATTTTGACCGACAGGATGCTTTGCTCGAGCGCTCAAGTCAGCGCGAATCGGTATAAACGCGGATTGATCACCTTTGAGGAAGCTGAACGGCTGGCGCGGGTCGCGTCGGACTTCGGCGATTACCGCATTGAAATTGACGACGAGCCGGGACTCAATCCTTCGCAGATTCGCGCCAAATCAATGATGCTCAAAGCTCGGCATAAACGCCTCGATTTCATCATCGTCGATTTTCTCCAAAAAATGACGCCGTCGCGCCGCGCCGAATCCAACCGGCTCGAAATCGGCTCGATTGCCCGCGAGCTCAAAGATATGGCGAAAGTCTTAGACGTGCCGGTGCTGGCTATTTCATCGCTGAATCGAGAGTGCGAAGCGCGCAATCCGCCCAAACCGAAGATGTCGGATCTGTCGGACTCGAACATTATCGAATCCGAAGCCGACATCGTTGTCTTTCTTTACCGCGAGCATTATTACCGACCGGAAGCGAATCCTTACAGCGCGGAATTATTGTTCGAGAAAAACAGAAACGGCGAAACAGGCGAGAAATATTTGAAATGGACGGGCGAATTTACTTCGTTCGAGAATTATTACGGGTAAAAAAAGAGGCTGAACGCTCAGCCTCGAAAAACATTGAAAAAGTATTAGTAAAAGTAAGACGGCAGGCTGAAAAGTTTTTGCGGAAAAAAAATTATGGCTCAAAAATCAGAAATTCAATGGACGAATGCAACGTGGAATCCGTGGCATGGATGCCACAAAGTTTCAGACGGCTGCAAGTTCTGTTATATGTTCCGCGATAAGGAACGATACGGACAGGAACCGAACGTCGTTCTGCGCTCAAAATCAACTTTTAACGACCCGCTCAAATGGAAAGAACCGAAACTCGTTTTCACTTGCTCGTGGTCGGATTGGTTTATCGAAGAAGCAGACGAGTGGCGCGATGAAGCGTGGCACATTATCAAAAGCACGCCGCATTTAACTTATCAGATTCTTACCAAACGACCAGAAAACATTAAAGACCGTCTGCCTGCCGATTGGGGTAAAGGTTATCCGAATGTTTGGATGGGCGTCAGCATCGAGAACGAGAGAAATAAAAATCGGCTTTTGACTCTTCACGAAAACAAACCATCGGATGCGGTTTTTAAAACTTTCGTATCGTATGAGCCTGCGCTTGAACACGTTGAATTTCACAACGACGGTTTAATGCTGTCATACGAATTCGAGGGGCTTGATTGGTTAATTGTCGGCGGCGAAAGCGGCAATGAGAACGGTAAATATAAATATCGTCCGTGCGAGCTGAATTGGATTCGTTCAATCGTCGGTCAATGCAAAGACGCGAAAGTTCCTGTATTCGTCAAGCAGATGGGAACGTATCTCGCCAAAGAAATGAAACTCAAAGATTCGCACGGCGGCGACATTTCCGAATTTCCCGAAGATTTGCAGATTCGAGAATTCCCAAAATGAAAATAACACTTCCATATCCGCCAACGACGAACAATCTTTATTTTACACGCAACGGTAAACGGTTTTTGTCGAATGAGGGACGCGATTATAAAGCTAACGTTCTGGCAATTTGTTTCGCCGAGAGAGTTAAGCCTTTGTCCGGTGAGCTGGTTTTGACCGCCAACGTTTACCGCCCGCGCAAAACAGGTGATCTGGATAACTGCCTGAAAATTATTCAGGATTCGCTAAAAGGCAGCTGCTTTGAAGATGACAGGCAAATCGTCGAGATTCACGCTTTTAGGTTTGACGACAAAGAAAAGCCGCGCGTTGAAGTTTTAATCGAAAAGGTTTTGAAAATAACCGGATGACGCCATCGCTTTTCAAAATCGCGCCCGACCGAGAAGTGATTCGAGCAGTCGAAAACAAGATGCTCCGTAAAGAGCGCGGCGAATCAGGCAAAAGATTGTTGACCGAAGAGGAATGTTTAATTTATGCAGACGAACTCGAAAGGCGCGGTCATCTCAAAGGCGCGGAATTTTTCCGAGATAAAACGAAAACTTAACTTCCCGTGGAATGGCTGAAAAAAAGGTGATGAAATGTAAACACACGCTTTCCGGCACGAATATCAAGTGCAATACGGAACTGTGCGAAACCGACGGAGTTTCCGTTTTCGTTCCGACGGGAAACGGCGGCGAGCTTGAAATTACTCCGACCAGAGGCGGCGACGCGAAACTGATTTGCCCGAACCCGAAATGCAAAGGGAGAACAGTCTGGTATCGAGCGCGAAACAGATTTTGAGTAGTGGGTCAGCTTGAAATAAATTAAAATCAGATATTGAGATAGTATCTGATTGCCAGTAGCTAGAACATTGTATTATCGTTTTCCGATTCGTCAGGAATAAATTGCAAAACGTCCCAATGCTCAACAATCTTTCCGTTTTCATCCAGTCTAAAAATGTCGATGGCAGCCCAGTCGCCTGACGTTTGCCATTCCTGAAAGCAATGGAGAACGACGAAGTTTCCTTCGGCAATCGCACGTTTGAAATGAACACGCTTGTCCGGATATTCGCTTGCCTTTTGTTCAAAATACTCGATAAAGCCTTCCTTACCGTCAGGAACCAGCGGATTATGCTGAATATAAACATCGCCGACATATTTTGCGATGGCATCGCGTGGCTTGGATTGGTTAAACATCAAATCGTAAAATGCAATAACAGTTTCTTTGTTTCGCTCTAATTGTTCCATTTTAATCAACTCTCCTAACTATTATTATGGTTTTGTTGGATTAAAATTCAAATTGACCCACTACCAAATTTTGCTTGAAATAATCGGATAAATAGCTTAAAGTTTGAACTGAAAATTTTGTTGGGCGCTTCTCGCCCGAAACCGAGAGTTAAACGCCTCGAAGCTAAGGATAAAAACCTGTGCTTCGAGGCGTTTTCGTTTTTACCCTGAAAAATTTGTGAAATAAAATGACGTGGCGAATCGCAAAATCATTACTCAAACTTCGTGAGCAAATTAATACTGCGTTTCCTGACCGCCTGCGAATCAGCGACGGCGGTATCGGCGATGCAGCTCACGCTTCAAGAAATTCAGATCATAATCCATGGGTCCGCGACTCGAAAGGTCAGCCGATTGTCACAGCCATCGATATTACGCACGATCCGGATTTTAACGGGATTGATTGCCACCGTCTTGCCGAAGCTCTCAGTAAATCTGCCGACCCGCGCATTAAATATCTGATTTGGGACCGGAAAATCACAACCAGAATGAGCGGCGGCGGCTTCGGCTGGAAAAAATACAACGGTTCGAATCCGCACACGCAACATCTGCATATTTCCGTTATCGACAGAGAGTTTTTATTCGATTCAGACAAATCGTGGAATATAGGGTCCGCTTTGACGCCGAATTCGGCTAAGCCCGCCGCTCCGAAAGTGCGCGATTTGAAATCAGGCGACCAGGGCGCAGACGTTCAAAGTTTGCAGCGGCGGCTGGCATCTCTCGGTTACTTGCAGCCGAATGATGCAGACGGTTTCTTCGGGACGAAAACGCGCAGTGCCGTGATGTTTTTCCAAAAGGAAGCCGGACTTCGCGCTGACGGCATCGTCGGCAATAACACGCGCCGCGCATTGATGCTTGATGTCAAAGACGAAGAAATAAAGCTCGAGATTCCAACAGTTTCGGCGGCTTCTCCTACAAGCACAGGCAATCTGGCTATTAACCCAACAGTCGATCCTGCTAATTCATCTGCTACTCAGCCGCCGAATCCGCCTGTCGAGATGGATGAGGGAGAGCGACCGGCAAATTATAAGGAAATTCAATACGCCAATGCGCAGCCGGAACTCGTCACACCAGTCATTCAGGCTAAAGCCGAAGAGACCAAACCGGATGAAGGCATTGCGGCAAAAGCGGCGACGGCTTATGACTGGGTGAGCGGCAGAATTTTAGCTCTTCCGCCGGCAATCGGAGCCGCGATTTTAGGTTTCTGGAACTGGATGAAAAGCGCCGACGCGACTTTGACCATCGCGTTCTTTTCAGCGTCGGGCATTATCGGCATTACTTATTTGATTCTGTATATGCACAGAAAAAATAAGAAGCTGATGAACGAACACGAATTGGCGAAAGAGCAGGAAATCACGAAACGGCAGCGCGAGCAGCAAGCGCACGAAATTACGAAAATCCAAATGGAATCGGCGATGCGGCGCGACTTGAACACAGTCGCCGTCGTGCCGAAACCGCTTGAAAATTCGGATTCGCCTGATACTGAAAATTTAGGTGTTCCGGCACAGCAGTTTCGGCAAATGAGATTTTTGGGCGAATACAAATGAAAAAGATCGCCTGCTATCACCCAGACGACCTTTTCGTATTTAACCCAAACTACTCACCCAATGGAGATGAATGAATGCAGACAATTTACAACCAGTTGATTGAAAAGTCAACAAAAATTTTATGGAGAAAAAAATGAGAAAAATATTGACCCTGTTCGCCGCATTAGCGGTGGCGTTCGTCTTTGCATTTTCGAGTTCGGCAAGTCCGCCGACATTCGCAGCTGAGCAGCCGAAATTTGAAAAATCTTCCGCCGGGAAAATCACATTGCCGTTACATAACCAAACTGTCGGAATAAAGCTGTTTGCGGTTGCTGAACCGAGCGGCTCGTTTTTGATGACACATAAAATGCGTGAAATCAAAACGCGGTTTGGCTGGAGGCAATTGGATTACCAGTCACCGATCTTTGAGATTTTTACCGGTTTCGACAATCCGGCGCGCGGCAAAATCTAGCCGCTGATTTTCAACGATCGAGATTTATTTTCAAAGAGAAAAAGCGGCGGCGGCAGTTGTTGGCTTATCGCCGCTTTTACCAAAAACTATGAACGAAAAAGCATTTTTAATTTACGGCATAATCGGCATCATCCTTTTCTGCGTCGGCGCGGTTTTAGATTCGCTTTCGAGCCGCAATTTTTCGAGCTATAACAACAATATGCGCGAGCGAAATCCGCTTTTCCGGCTGCCGAACGGCGACTGCAACGTGAAGAAAAAGCTTGTTTATTCTGCAATTATCGCGCTCGCCCTTCTCGTGACGCTGTTTATTTTTCCAGAAGTTCTTGGTCTCGCGTGGCTGTTCGCCGGTGTGATTTTCGGCGGCTTGCAGAGCATGTTCGCCTTCAATAATTGGAGCGCGAAAAAACGGGTCGGCAAAAAACCGGTCATCGCCGACAGTGACGCCGCCTTTCAGATACGGAAATAATATATGCCGCCCCAAACGCGAAAAGTAATTATTAAAACATCCGCTCCGAATTTGCCGCTGGAATTTGAGCCTGAATTTACTGCCGGTAATGACTGGGTCATCCCGTCACAGGTAATTTCTGTGACAACCAATGCTCAAGGTTTGGCGGCGGTGGATCTTTGGGTGATTACGGGTCGCGCCGTCCGGTGGAAAGTCCGCACCGCCATTGGTTACGGCTTTGCAGTGCCTGAAAGGAAGTTCGATTTAGTTCTCGGCGACGAAATTGAATTAGCCGATTTAGTTCAGGCGGGAACGGGCAATTATCCGCAGCCGGTTTATGCCTATATTGATGACCGATTAGACGAACTCGACCTCGATGCTTTCGACGCAAATTTAGTCTTAATTTACGAAATAACAAAGTTATAGGAGAAGAACATGTCACTCGAATCGAGAATTACAGCCGTCGTTCAGGCAATTGCCACTGATATCAAATCCCTGCTCAGCAAACAGGGTGATTTAACGACACTTTCGACTACGGCGAAAGGAAATCTAGTCAGCGCCATCAATGAATTGAGTACGGCAATCGCTTCGGGCAGCTCGATTAATGATGCCGCGGCTTCAAATTCCACTAACAGCGCTTATTCCGCCAATAAAATCACAACGCTGCTGAATACTTTAAAGGGTGAGATTCTTGGCGGAGCTTCAGCCAGTTACGACACATTGATCGAGATTCAAACTCTTCTGCAGGGGGATGCCACTGCAATATCCGGATTGCTGGCAGCCGTCAACGCGCGCGCATTATCAAGCGATATCGGCGACACGGATCACAATTTCGTCACGGATTACACGGCAGCGAAGGTTTAATTAAATGACTTTAGAACAGCGAATCATAGCATTAGCCCAGGCAATCGGATTGGACGTTAAAAAAGCTCTTCCGATTCCTGTTGCTACGTACGAAGATATTCCGGCAGACGCTCCGCTTCACCAGGAATATTTCGTGTTGACGGGCACGCAAGCGGGGAAAACATTTCGCTGTTTCGATGCTTCCGTTTCACCGTCTTTGGTGGGCGAAATTTATATTGCCGGAAAATCCGTCATCGGTTTATCGAGTTTAGCGCAAGAAGTTTTAGATGCCATCGCAGCAGGCGGCGGCAGTAATTCCGCGCCGACAGCTTTGGGCGTAGCGATTACCGGAACGGCAACGGTCGGGCAGACTTTAACCGGTTCGTTTACTTATGCCGATCCCGACAGCGATCCGGCGGGAACTCATACTTACAAATGGTATCGAGCTGATGATAATTCAGGAACGAACGAAGCGGCGATTTCCGGAGCGACGACGACGACTTACGTTTTAGTCGCAGCCGATGCTGGAAAATTCATCCGGTTTTCAGTCATACCGAAAGCGACGACCGGCACATTGACCGGCGCGGAAACATTCAGCGCGAGAACGGCAGCGGTTGCTAATTACACGCCCGCAGCGCCAACTAACGCAACTGTCAACGACACGACGAACATGTTCGGCTGGACTAACACGTCCGGCATTACTTCGCCGTCAGACTACGAATATTCAACAAACAGCGGCTCGACTTGGACGACGGCGACGAGCAATCCGCAGGACGTCGGAAACATCGCCATCGCTTCAGGCGCGGCGCAAGTGAGAGTCAAAGCGGCAACGGGCAGAAATGCGTCGGCGGCTTTGGTTTCAGGCGCGGCGTTCACGGTTTCCGCAGGCGGTGCGGTTGACGTGACGTACAACAACACGCTTAATTTCGCTGTTTCCGGCGGCAACGATGTCCGACGCAGCGGCAGCGTCGGACGTGCCAGTTCCGACCAAAGCATTACCGCCGATTCAACAGAGAAGTTTACGTTCTACCCAAACCCGGACGGCGCAGAAACGGGATTAATAGACGTTTACGCGCATTTAGTTCCGCTGTCCGGAGCGCCTTATACAACGACTGACGCAAGTGCTTTTATGCAGGCAGGTGTTCCTCTTAGGATTCACGGCTACGTCGGCGGCGCGCAGGTTAAACGCGACGCCAATGTTTACGGCACGGACGCAAGTGCGATTGTTCCGGCTAATAAATTGAGCTTCGGTTTTACGGGAACGCGAAAACCGACATTGTTTGTCAATGATGTGGCGTTTTACGTTTCGCCGACGACAGCCGCGGCGGGCGAATACATACTTTTCTTAATTTTGAATAACGGCGTGACATCAGTTGGATTAAATAACGTGGTGGTGGAATAATGCCGGTTTTAGGAACTCCAATAGCGAAGTTTACAGATATACACGGGGCAAATACCACCGGATACACGGCGTTTGAAAAGCAGCCGGTTTTATTCTTTGGCAATTACTCGGAGAACGTTTCGCGTTTTCGTCTTGATTACGGTGACGGAATCGTTAACGAAGAATGTCTGCGTCACGCTCACCAATATCTGAATGCCGGTGTTTACGTCGCAACCTTGACCGTTTGGAACGATTTGAACGAATCGCACTCGGTTTCAGTCGGCATTGTCGCTTCCGGCATCACTAATCGCGCCGCTGAATATGTTACCTCGATGGCGCAGATTCAGACGATCATCAACACGTATTCGGCAAATCCGTCGGGACTTCCGCCGCATATTAAAATCGCGTCCGGTTCAACGCTGCTCGGTAATTTAACTTTGCCTTTGAGAACGTGGAACGGTTTTATTTTAATCGAGTCGGACGGAGATTTCTTCGATATTTACGAGCGAATCCAGCCGGGCGACGCCAGACTGGTGAAAATGATCGCCAACGCGAACACGACCCCGGTGATCGACGGCAATCTGCAAAATCGGGGCGGTTTTTATTTTCGCGGCATCGAGTTCGGCGCAAATCGCGCGCAGCCGTGCCTGGTCGATCTGTCTCAAACTTTCAACAATCACGCTGCCATCGGGCGCAATTATATATTTCAGCACTGCGCTTCCAACACGGGCGCGGCTTATAGGATTCAGCGCGCCATCTACAACGGCGCGGAAGACACTACTTTCATCGGCTGCACTTTCAAAGGCGTTATTTCGGCAAGCGGCGATTGTCAGGCAATTTGCTGGATTACCGGAAACGGCAGATCGAGCGTTTTCAACTGCGATTTAAGAGCAACTTCTGAAAATATTATGACCGGCGGCGATTCGTCGTATATGCGAACGCAGACAACAATTACTGCTACGTCAACTACAACACAGCTTAAAGTTGGCTCTGTCGCGAACGCTTTTATCGGCAATGTCGTCGCCGTTCACCACGCAGTTGATGCCAATTATACGCGCGGAATGGTCTGGACAAACATTAAAGCTATTGACGTTGCTACCAATACGTTGACGGTTGATGCAATTCCATTTGTTCCGGATCTGACAACCAAAGTAAATTTCGGCACTTGCCCGTCCGACATCGAATTTCGCTACTGCATTTTCCCGAAAGATGTGGCTTGGAAAGGTGTTTATGGTGTCAAGAACAACTTTGAAATTAAACACGGCGACCGCATCATTGCTAAAAAATGTATTTTCCGAACGATGTGGCGGTCTGAACAATGGACAGGACTAAACGTGAAATCAACACCGCAGCACGCTTGGGGCGCTGGCGTTGAATACACCTGTTGCCGAAACATTCATTTCGTTGATAGTCGGCTTGATGATATGCACACCGATTTAGGAACGATGTATGCCGTTACATTGGCTTACGACGGTTACGGAAATCTCGGAGCGTCAAATCCGCATATTTCAATGCCGACTGAAAATATTGTCTTTACGAATTTCCTTGTTGAAGGCGCGACATATTCCTTTATTATGACCGGCTCGAATAAAGTGAAGTTCAATAAGGTGACTGCAGTTAAAAGTTTGTATTTCGGTCTGTATTTTGAGGGACCGTGTCTTGATATGGAAATCAAAGATTCTATTGTCGAACACGGTTTGATCAGTCCGACCGGTTACGGGAACAACGTCGTCAACGTCGAAGGCGGCGGATCGACCACAACAAATAAATTCGCCTACATCACCAATCGCAGCAGCGAGTCGAGTTATCCGAATACGGCTAATTCGATGAAGCTCGGAGACGTGGCTGCGGCTGGCTTTACTAATTACGCCGCTGGCAATTACCAGCTTTCAGAATCTTCGCCGCTTGCCGCTTATGCGACGGACGGCGGCGCGGTTGGAGTGGATTGGTCAAAAATGGTCAGCGAAACGGTTGCTACCGGAACAATTGCAGCGCCAAACGAAGGTGGCAGTGGCGGCGGTATTCCGGCAACCTGCGCGACAATTTTCACGTGGGAAAACCATCAGATAACAAACTTATGAACTTTACAAAAGCAGGAATTGCCAGTCTGATAATCACCGTTTTCTCGAATCCGGCGACGTGGATTCTGCTCGCAGTCATAGGCGTCGTGATAATTCTTTCCGGCGTCATCGGTTCGTGCAATGTCGCTAATTGGAACAAAAAAGCGACCAGCGCTAACAACAATATTCAAAACTCCGCCGTCAATGCCGCAGTGAGCGAAGCGACGGCGAACGCGACCGAAAAGCAGGTCAATAAATTGGAGAATATCGCAAATGCTAAAGAAACTAATGCCAATAACGCTGCGGCTAATTTTAACGCTATTTCTAACCGCAGTGCCGGTTATTACTCAAACAACGCAAGCGACGCCCGCGCCAACTTCTGCCGGGAATATCCTGGCGATCCCTTGTGCGGAAATCGCTGACGCGAAAGAACGAAGTAGCTGTGAATTATCCTTGATGCTCAACAAAACGCTTGCCGACAAAATCGCTGCTGTCGCGCTCGCGGAAAGCCGTCTCGAAGCATTGAACGCGCAAAAAGAGCTGACGGCAGAGCAGCGGCAGCTGGCGGCGGATTTGAGAAAGGTCATTGCCGACAACAAAGAGCAAATCGGATTCTACAAAGATTTGGTCGAGCTTTTATATAAACGACCGCCGAAGAAATGTTTTATTTCGATATTTAATTGTTGATAATGCCGAGCCTTCTTAAGTTTTACCTATGTTTCGTAAAAACGACTTTCTACATACTTTGCTCAGAACCGATCGCCACATCATAGAAGTTCAGAACGCTTCCTTAATGATTGTCGTCGGCGCAGTGTTTCTTCTCGAACACGGTAATTTATACAATCGTTTTCCCGACACCTATGAGTTTATGGAATGGCTGCCCGCCTGGGTTTGGGGAACGGTGTTTTTAATCGCCGGTTTCGTTCACCTCGTTGCCCTGCGTCTCGGTCATCGCTAGGTTCGCAAACATATTTTACTGATTAAAAGCGGCTTGTGGATGTATCTGTCCGTTTGCGTTTTCAACGGCGATATTTATTCAATCGGCGGGTATTTCTATTTCGTTTTTTCGCTGATTGCCGCCCGGTCTTTTTTTCAGGTTCAAATATACAGCGACGATCTATCGTTAACCAATGCTTAATGAAATCTTCCACTTATTTAGCTGGCTCAAAACTCTGGCAATCGCGGGCGTTTCCTCGTTTGCCGGTTGGTATGCCGGAACGGTCGTTGCTTTGCAGACACCGACGCCTGTTCCGAAAACGCACTTCTGGGAAGAGCCGGCAGTAACAGCCGGAATCGTCGCAGGATTGTTCGTCCTCATCAGCAAGCTGATTGATCGCTACTGGCTTAAAGGCGACAAAAAAGGCGAGCGCGAGGAAAAGTTCTTTGAGAATTTCCAAAAGCTGACGCAAGCCGAACGCGAAGCGGTTTTAAGCCGGATGGACGCTTTGCAGGAAGATACGGCGAGTTTTTTCCGCGAGCAGCTGCGCTTCAAGGATGAGCAGATGGATCTGAAGCACAGGGAAATCGAGACGATGAAGCAGGCGGAAAACAGTTTGCGAATCAGAACGCACGTTTTCAACGATTACATTAATTCGGTTCATCTACATTTGAGAATTTGCTACGGGCTAATGCGGAAAAAGGAAATCGAAGTGCCGTCGTTTCGCCTGAAATATCACGACGATTTAATGATGGAAACGATGAAGCAAATTGATGCTGAAAAGAAGCGAGATGGAGAGATGCATTAGATGAGCGAAACAATCCAAATCCCAGAAGCGGCGGCGGCTGAAGCTCCGGCAGCATTGACCGATGAAGAAACCTTAAACGCGACAGTGATTTGTTTCCGGCTCGGCAAGCACGTTGATTACGGGATCGGCAATTTAATTCGCTGCGCACGATGCGGGAAGATAATTTATCGAGGGGAAAATAAATAGGTAGTTTTGACTCCTACAAGTATGTAGTTTTGATTTCCCTAAATAGGTAGTTTTGACTCTGAAATAATATGAGCGAATTGGAATTTTATTTAATAATTGGAGCGATTTTTTGCGTGATATACGGCTTTGGTCTGTGGGATGAACGAAGACAAAATCGGCAACGAATAAAATAATGCCAAACAGGACAAAAAAGACACCTGAAAAATACGAGAAGTTTCTCGCCTCTTTGCGAAAGACCGGCGGGAACATCGCCCGTGCCGCTCGCGCTGAAAAGATTGACCGAAGCACGGCATATCGTTGGCGAGAAGAAGATAAAGACTTTGCCGCTAGGTGGGACGAAGCCATTCAGGACGGTCTCGATGATTTAGAAGAAGAAGCGCGGCGCAGGGCTTACAAAGGACTGCGGCAGGCGATTTATTATAAAGGCGCGGTCGTCGGCTATGAATACGAATATTCCGATACGTTGATGATATTTCTGCTCAAAGGCGGAAGACCTGAAAAATATAAAGAGCGTCACGAAGTTAATTTAAATGTTGGCGAACTTACAGACGAAGAATTATCCAGAATCGCTAATTCTAAAGGCTAAAGCCGAACTGGAACTCAGGCGGCGGCGGCGTGAACGCGACAAAGCTCTCGAAGAAAAACGGGTGATTTGGCGTGACAGACCCGACCTGTATGCAAAAGATCGGCTCAACCTCGATTTGACCGGCGCGCAGATTCAAATTCTTTATTCGATTCTTAATAATCGCCGCACTGCCGTTAAAGCGCATCATTCTTTAGGCAAAACATTCATCGCGGCAGTGGCTTTGCTCTGGTGGATCGACTGCTGGCAGTCTCACATCGGTTACATCACCGCGCCGACATGGGGACAGGCACTAGGTTTGACGTTCAAACAGGCAAAGCGTCTGGCGATGATCAATAAGTTGGATTTCGAGATTCTCGATTCCGGGTTGATCCGCGACCGTGACCGATTCAAACAAACCGAAAGATTTATCAAAGCGCTCAACGCCGCTAACGGCGAAGGATTCCAGGGCGAACACACCGCGCCGATTTTAATCATTGTCGAAGAGGCTGTCGGCGTTCCGAATTATATTTTCGACGCGATGGAAGGATTGATGACCGACCCGCGCTGCCGCTGGTGCCTGGTCTTCAACCCGACCGACGAGGCGACTAAAGCCGGCGAGCTGTGCGAAGCGCCGAACGTCGTGACCTTTTCGTTTTCCGCGCTCGATCACCCGAATATCACAGCCGAATTAAACTGCGAGCCTGTGCCGTTTGCGGGCGCGGTCAGTCTTCAGTGGCTCTACGAGCAGATCGACGTCGAATGCGAAGAGGTTGATACGGAAACGGCGAACTGTTTCGAGTTTTACGCGCTCGAAGAAATCAAAAAAGCTCTGGACGGAGTTCCGGTGTCCGAATCGAGCCGCAAATGTTTCTACAAACCTACAGCATTCTTTCAGGGCAGAGTTTTAGGCGAGTTTCCAACCGAGGCGAGCAATAAAGTCATACCGAGCGGCTGGCTTAATGATTTGCCGCGCATTAAAGAATTGGAGTATCACGCGATCGAAATCGGCTGCGACGTTGCCCGTTTCGGCGATGACAGAACGACTATCGCCGCCAGGCAGGGAAGCGTTCTGCTCTCGCTCAAAGAATGCCGCAAATTCGATTCGTTCGCCATTGTCCAGGCTATTCAGGAAACGCTCGCTGAAATCGGCGGCGGATATAACACGCCGATCAAATTGGACGTGACCGGCGGACTAGGAACCGGTCCGTATGACATTTTAATCAGCGAAGGTTATGACGCGGTTGCCGTCAATTCGTCAGAGAAAGCATTTAACGAAGAGCAGTATCCGAATCGCCGCTCTGAATTATGGTTCGATCTGCAGGACAGAGTGCGGGAAAAACGTTTTGATATTTCCCGAATCCCGCAGGAGCAGCGGCGGCGGCTCATTAAGGAACTTTCAACGCCGATGTATCTCATTCGTAAAGGACGCAAAACCGTCGAAGATAAATCGGAAATCAAAAAACGTCTCGGCTATTCGCCGGATTTGGCTGATGCTGTGAATTTAGCCTTCTCGGTTGATACGGCTTACGCAGGAAGTTACGAAACCGGCGTTCCGTATGCGAGTTAATTTGGAGTGTAATTATGATTTCAGCTGAACAGATTAATTTATTAACGCCGATTCTCGCCGCACAAGGGTTCAGGTGGGAAAATTCCTACGCTACAAAAGCGATATTCACGAACGGCAGACATCCGGAAATCTACTGGCTGACGATTTATCTGCAAACTGAAAAGCCGGTTGCCGAAGTGCGGCGAGATGATGAATTGTGCCGCACAATCGAGGCGGAAGATTATGGTGACTTTGAAGGGAAAATAAAAGCGGGCGTGATTTGAGATTTGATAAAAATCTCAATAAAAATTAAAAAGGCTGAGAATAAATTTCAAATCTCAGCCTTTTAGTTATTTTAAGTCGGACTGCCAAACAGAACCGTCATCGTATTGAACACTTTTGATATTTATTTGCTCAATATACGATTCTGATGAATCCTTACCTGCATTTTTTGCGTTGACTACGCGAACGGGAGGAGCCGGAAACTTTGCTGTTAACTTTTCAGTTTCATCTTTTTTAAGACGTGTTTTGCTCGTAAATGTGTGTTTTCCTACCTCTTGTTTTGAAGTTGGGTCAAGGAATATGTACTCCCATGCGATAATTCTAATCGTCTTTGATCCAGTGTTACGAACTTTTATTTGATAATTATAAACTCTTGAAATTTCCGTAGTAATGGTTGTCGGATTTGTTTCTACAGTATTTTTCGCAGTCGTTGGCAGCGGTTCTTCCGGTAAGCCTCGTTGTTTTCTAATCACGTTATCTTGAATAGTCTGTTTTCGATCTTTCATTAGCTGATTGGTTTCGTTGTTTGGCTGAAATGGGTCTGTGTCAAGCATACCGCCGGAAGAACTGGTTGAGTCGTGATTCCATTTTTTCTCTAATACTTGAACAGGAGACGAAGCGGATAAAGTCTGAGCCGAAGTTTGTGTCAGCAGCAGAGCCAAAAACATTAGTAGAAATACATATTTCATAGTTAAACCTCTTTTTTGATTTTCACTATCCAGCATGAAGGAAATCTTATACCTGTTTAAGTAATTGGGCAAGATTTTTTGAATTTTATCATCAAATTTAGTTGCATACGCAAAATCTTGTTGCATTTAAGCAGATAATCGTTTACATTTTCAATAGAAATCAGCACGTTGTCTGATTTCACTAATTTTGCTGGGCGCATTCTCGCCCGAACCTATCGAGTTAAGCGCGGTAGAGATTCACAAACAAGTGTTTCTCTACCGCGCTTTTTATTTTTCTACGTTAAATGCTGCAAACCGCGACCGCGCCAAAAGAATTAACCGATACCGAGCTGCAAAACGAATATGTCAGCGGCGGCGGAGGTTACGCGTCTATCACGCTCTCGCTCGAATCGGTTGACCGGCTGCGAAACAATCTGACGGCTCAAACCAGAGCGGCGATGCGCTATGACTCGGAAGTCGAATCATCGGTCGAATTTCTGCTCGATGCCGTGTTCGCCGACGGAATTGCGCCAGTGCCGGTTATTACCGACGATGAAGACGAAGAATTCGCGCTCTCGAAAGAAATCGCTGATTTTGTGGCGAAAGCGACCGGCGGCGACACTCCGCGCACGCTGGCTTCAGTGGTTCGCGAAGTTGCTCGTGATGCTTTTTATTCCGGCGTGAAGACAGGCGAGATTGTTTTGAAAGTCGCCGATAATGGCAATTTAATTTTAGACCGCGTTAATCCTAAACCTAATTCATCCGTGTCGTTCGTCTGCGACCGCTTCAATAATGTTCTCGGTTTGACAAGCTGGAACCGCAATTACTCGATCACCGAAATTGTCGCAAAACAGGACGAAATTATTCCGCGCGAAAAGTTTCTTATTATTCAGTTCGAACTAGAAGACAATCACCCGGGCGGCGTGTCGAAAATCCGCGCCGCTTACGATGATTGGTGCGATAAAAAGCTGACCCGCGATCAATACAAGGAATGGCGGCGGACTTCTGCAATTCCGAAGAAAGTCGGCATTACCCATCAAGGCGCAACGGAGCGAAAAGTTTTCGGAGCTGACGGGAAACCTAAAATGAACGGCAGCATTCCCGAAACAGTTTCGCCGCAAAAGGATATGCTCACCGCGCTCGAAGGATTCGCTAACAATTCGAGCGTAGCAGTTCCGCATTCCGCCGATGTTAAACAGCTCGAAGTGCAGGGAACCGGCGAACAGTTCGTCAAAGCTCTAAAATACAACAATTCAGGTATTCGCAAAGCCATTCTTGGAGATTCCGTTTCGACCGGCGAAGACGATAAAGGTGTCAAAGCGGCAAAAGAGGTCTCGATGGATGTCGTCAATTTGCGCATCAAGTTCACTAAAAACACCATTGCCGATGCAGTCCGGCGCGACGTTTACCGGCTTTTAACAGTCGTCAATTTCGGAGCGGATAAAGTCCATTTGACGCCGCGCTGCTCGCTCGGAGACACCGAACGCCGAGACTGGGAAGCAACGCTGAATGCGCTCTCGACAGCCGGATGGGAAATGACCGACGAACAAATGCGCGAAGGCGACGTGATCGCCGGATTCACGCCGCGCGATAAGAATTGGAAGCGCGAACCGGAACCAAAGCCGCAGCCGCCGATTGAAGATGCGGTTGCGGGCGCGGGAGAAGAGGAATAAATGAAGCGAGTAATTTCATATATCGAAAGCGCAATGTGGGCTTGCCGCGCTCAGGAATTTGACGCCTTATGCCGCGTAGCATACCGCGAATCCGATAATCTCGACGCTATTTTAGAAGCGGCGGAATTTGATACTGAAGGCAATTCTCTCAAATTCGACGCGATGCTGGCGAAAAAAGGCGAGCGGCTGAACGGAACCCGTTACGTTGAAATGCGCGAAAACGGAGTTGCCGTCATTGATGTCAATGGAGTCATCGCCAAACGGATGAGCTATTTTGCGGAAGTCTGCCGCGGCGGAACTTCTACCGAAACTTTGCTCAATGATTTTCAAGCGTCTCTCGACAGTCCGAATGTCAGTTCAATCATTTTTCACATCGATTCACCGGGCGGCGAAGCGTTCGGCATTAATGAGCTGGCTCAGGCGATTTTCGACGCGAGAGGAAAGAAACCTATCAAGGCTTACGTTTCCGGTCTCGGATGCTCCGGCGCTTACTGGATTGCTTCAGCCTGCGACGAAATCATCTGCGACAAATCAGCGTTCTTAGGCTCGATCGGCGTCGTTACATCTTGGACTGACGACAGCGGTTTTTACAAATCGATGGGCATTCGCCGCGAAGTCATCACTTCGACGAACGCGCCGTTCAAACGCTTGAATCTCGACATTGACGAGCACCGCGCGGAGCTGATGCGCGAGCTTGATTCTTTGGAGTCCGTGTTTCACAAAGCCGTCGCTCGCAACCGCAAAGTTTCGATCGAGCAAGTCAAACAGGACTTCAACCAAGGCGGAGTATTGAGCGGACTTGATGCCGTCAAAGCGAAGATGGCTGACCGCACGGGAAGTCTCGAAGATGTTGTTAAAAAACTTTCCAGAAATGGTAAATCAAATGCGTCATTCGGCGCGGAAAAAACAGGAGATATAAAAATGAGTACTTTAGCAGAAAAAGTAAAAGCGTTTTTCGCGTCCGAAGAAATTAAGCCTTTGCTTGAAGAGGACAAAGATTACGCGATTATTGCCGGCGACAAATCGCCGAATGTTTCGTCGGAAACGCAAAAACTTCAAACGGAAAAAGCTCAAGCCGAACAAAAAGCGGCGGCGGCGGAAAAAAAGCTGGCTGATTTCAAAGCCGAACAACAGCAGCATCGTCAGGCGCAAATCAAAACTGACGCTGAAAATTTCGTCGCGTCGGAAATCAAAGCCGGACGCTTGATTCCGGCTGAAAAGGAAATGTTTCAGTCGCTTTATCTTCAGGCGGCAGCGGACGATCAGGCTTCACCGCTCGCGGAAGGCTCGCGTCTCGACAATCTGAAGGCGATTCAGGAAAACCGCAAGCCGAACGGTTTAACAAGCGAACTACTCGACCCAAAAACCGGCTTGAAAAATGTATCGGCGGACGATGATCCGGTGTCGAAACTGGAACAGAGCGGACACGATCAGGCTTTAGCTTACGTCGGCGCCGTGACGCCGAACAACCCGAACTTAAAAGCCGTCAAATAACTGTGACGGTTAGCTGATAAAAAAAGGAGAAAGGAATTTTATGTCTACTTACGGAAGACAGGTGCTAACCAAAACAGGGCGCGACGTGATGGTGTTAGCCGATTTACAGGACGCGCAGTTTAAGGTCGGCGGCATCACGCGCGATTGGTCAACTTATACGGCGGCTCCGGCTCCGGCAACGCTGACCGATCAGACGCCGATTAAAACCGGCGAAAAATATTCGCGCTTCGGTCAAATCGAGTGCGAGATCACGGCGACCGGGAAATACGGACCGTATGACCCGGCGGCTTCAGACGGACGGCAGAATCTCGTCCGCGGCAAATGTTTTATCAACAATCGCACGATGAAGGAAAACGGTCACATCGCAGAATTGCAGTCGGGACCGGCAACCGATCATTCGCAGGTGTTCGACGGCGGAACGGTTTGGAAAGCCCGCGTTTTAATCAGCGGCGGCGCAGCCAGTCTCGCAGCCGGTCCGACCCTCGCGGCATTCGAAGCGGCGTTTCCGCGCATCGCTTACGCGCAGTAACAACACGGGGCTTGATTTTATAAAGGAGAACTAAAAACAAAATGGATCCAAGAGAATTATTAAGCGCAGTGCGTGTTACCAAACTGATGCGTTCGCTGCAGGACTTACGCGGAATTCCCGGTAAGTTAGTCAATCTTCGACGCACGCCGGTCATCCCGGCTGCCGAAAGTGAAATTATGGCGCAGTTTCAGGGTCAAATCCTGATCGCTGACTTAATCGCCGACGGTCAGCGCGCGGGCGTTTATTCCGCCGGAAAAATGGCGCTGATCGGAAACAAAGTGCCGAACCTTAAAATCGGCGCCGCGCTTAATCAGGATCAGCTTAATCAGTTGATGACCGCGATTGCAGGAGTCGAGGTGGCTGATAATCTTTTCCCGACGACCGAAAGTCGCATCGTTGACAATCTGCGGATGGGCGTCTCCTACCGGATGGAAGCATTAATCGTCGCCGCCAAAATCGGCGATTATTCGTATGACCGTCTCGGCATCAAGCTCGAAGGCGTTAATTTCGGAATGCCGGCGGATTTGAAGATCACCATTGCTGACGAATGGACGGATTCGGCGAACGCCAAGCCTGTTTCCGACATTATGCTCGCGAAACGCATCGGTTCGGTTAAATACGGCATCGTTTACGACCGCATCGTGATGACGCTTTCGGCGTTCAACGCGATGATCGCGACGACCGAGTTTCAAAATAAATCGCGCACGTATCTCGCGCCGAACGTTTCGTTCACCAATCTGAACGGCGCCGACACGGAATTTCAGCGCAATCTGGCGACGAACGTTCTCGGCGTCCGCGAGATTGAGATCAATGACGCGCGATTCTGGCAGGAAGGCTTGAACGGTTCGCTCTCCAGCGCGCCGTTTGTGCCGAACAACAAAGTGATTCTCGAATCTTCGCAAAATGATAATGATGCGTCGGCGCTCGATTTCGCCAACGGCGTCGTCACCGAAGCGCTCATTTCCAATATGCCGGGATCGAAGATTCGTGGGCAGTTGCCTTTGAACGCACGAGGTCCGGTCGGCTATCAAACCGCTGAAGACAATCCGCCGTCCGCCACATACTGGGGCGTCGGTCGCGGCTTCCCGCGTCGCCATTTGCGCCAACTGACGGCTTGCTTAACGGTAGCGCCGGATTCGGGCACGGGTTCGATCGAAGAAACGATTGATTTCGCGGAAATTCCGTTCAGCTAAAACGGCGTGAGTCATGAGCAGCGGGAAATTTAACAGCTTCCCGCTGCTTTCCGTTCAATTTTATTTCAGGGAGAAAAAAACAATGGCTTTGACATTAAAACAAATGAGAGAGCGCATCGAAGCGGGAAATTCCGTGCTTTTTCAAGGGCGAATTATCACGGACGTCGATAAATTGCCGACCGCCGCGCAGCTGGCGAAAACCGATGAAGAAAAGACCGCCGCCGCCGATGATCTGAAAGCGCAGATGCAGAAAATGCAGCAGCAGCTCGACGCTCTCGAAACGGCGAATACAAGTGAATCGGGAACCGGTGATTCCGACGACACGCTCGAAGATCTGATGAAGCACACTCGCGCTCAACTGGTTGAAAAAGCCGGAGAAGTTGGCGTGGAAGTCGGCGAATCGGACACGAAAGCCGAAATTTCGCAGAAAATTCTGGACGCGAACAAAGCTGAATAATGCCGCAAATATCTACCGCCGTTTTCAAAGCTGTTTTTACGGCAACCAGCCGCGCAAACGATACCGAGGTTGCTTGGGGTTTGCGCGGCGGTCTGAAAAAACTGCGCAAGTTAGTCGGCGCGGCGGCGGTAGCTGATTATCTTACGGACATTCCAACGGATACGGAACGCGCCGACGATTTAGAAATGGCACACGCACATCTCGCTTATGGTGTTTTGGCGAAACGAGCTGGTTCACGTCTTCGTGAAGGCGGCATTGTCATCAGCGAAACGCATAGTGAAGAAGGCACCAAGGAAACCTATATGACGCCGGAGCAGGTGAAGGTTTTCGTCGCCGAGCTTGAAGCAGAGGCGATGGAATATCTTGAGCCGTATTTAATCGCCGAAACGCACGAATCCGTCGGCGGCGTGGAATTTAGCCATCCGGTCATCGGATGCGGTCAATGTTAAAGGAAAAACTATGAGAATCAGAGATATTGCAAGACAAACGGTATTTATCACCGAAGACCCGACGATCATCCGCAAAGCCACGCTCGGCGATAAGTATGAAATCGTCTCCGAAGAAACGGCGATCGAGACTCGGCGCAAATCGCTCGAAAAGCTGAAAAAGGATGCAGTGATCGCTGAAGCCGTTCGTCTCGGCGTCGCCAACGATTCGTTCATCAATAAAGCTGAATTTATCGATGCGATCTTAGAAGCTGAAGCGGCGGTAACGACGACCGATGCAGCATAAAGGTTTAACAATTCAGGGAGTCGCGGCGGCGGTCGCGGCATTGATCACAGCGGCGAACGTCGGCGACGCGAACCTCGAAGTTTTCCCGCGCTGGACGAAAGAGTTGATACGCAACGACGAAACGCAGAACGCCGCGCGCGACGAGAAAAGCTTCAGTCTCAATCGCTGGTATGTTCTGCCGTTCAATCGTTCGCTGACGAGGCAGACAGACCGCCGCAACTGCGAGCCGCCGGTTTCAGCAGAGCGAAAGAATACAGCGATTTTAGTTGTTCGCTTCCTTTACAGCTACCGGAAGTCAAAGGCGGAAGCGGCTGAGCCTGATACGCCGGAACAGCCGGACGCGGACGGCAAATATTCCGATGATTATTTCTGGGAGCGGTTCGAGCGCACGGCTGATTATCTGTCGCTTCATCCGTTTCTCGACGCCAACCGTTCGGCGTATCACACGGAACTGCAGCTCGATAAAACGGACCTTGTATATTTCCGGCGCGAATTGTGCCACGAGGCGACGGCTCGTTTGAGCTTAGAATACGCGGATTTTGTTAAAGAAACTTAAATTTTTACGGGAGAAATATTTTTATGTCAACAAAAAGATTAATTCGCGGTTCCGGCTGCGTTTACACGTCGCTTTTAGGTCCAGGCGGACAGCCGCTCGGTTACGAAGACGCCGGGGAAACTCCGAGCTTCGAGATCGGACTTGAAGCGGAATTTCTAGAAAGCCGCAACACCTGTCTGGTCGGCTCGCCGATTGACATCAGGGAGATGCTGACGACAACTGCAACGGTCAGTATGGACACGAAAAGTTTCAAAAAGGAAACTCTCGCCCGAGCCATGTACGGCAATGCGGCACTTATTACCACTTCGGAGCTGACCGATCTGGAATGGCTGCCGCCGAACGGCACCGCATTTGAAGTCGGAAAAACTTATCGCCTGCCGAATCGCTTCGTGAACGTCGGCGATCTGGTCATTAAAGACAATGCCGCCACTCCCGCCGTTATCAACGCGTCGAAATACACGCTCGATAAAGTTTACGGTCTGATCAAATTCAACGACGTCGCCGGTCAAACGATGACGATGCTCCGTTTATCCGGCGACGTTAATCAGGCTGATGCAAACACGAACCAGATCGAGATCGTTTCGTTCGCCAACGCCGCGCCGAAGCCTTTTGCTCTGATGCTCAAAGGAGATTTCCTGCTCGAAGGCGTCGTTTACAAAGGAACGGTCGAGCTTTACAAAGTGCAGATCGAACCGGCTGGCTCAATCCCGTGGAAAACCCAGGACGATTTCGCCACCATGTCACTTTCGGGAAGATGTCTCGCCAACGACGCGATGCCGGCGGACGCGGTTTTCGGCAACGTCGGACATCATTTGTGGATTGGTGAAATCGCTTAAAACCAATGCTGAAATGGAACAATCCGCGCGCGTTTATCAAGAGTCAGAGCGAAATTATCGTCTCTGACATCGCGCGCGAGATTGATTCACAGGTTCGCGTCGAGATGAGTCTGCCGAAACGGGGACGCAAATCCAAACGCAAGCGGGGAACTCATATCGCATCGGCAGTCGGCGAAGCTCCGGCGATTGATTCAGGGCATTACGTTCGCAACATCGGCATTTATCCGAAAACTAAATCGCTCGTGAAATATATAGGCGTGAAAAATACTCCGTATACAGGCGCGCTCGAAGACCCGCAGGTGATGAACAGACCCGTTTGGATAGTCGTCGCCCGCCGCGTTATCGGCAAATACCAGGGAAAAGGAAAATGATCAAATTAAACCAGTTATCGCACCGCAATTTAGAAACCAAAGTCCAGTTCGACATCGAGCAGGAAGACGGTACCTTCAAAAAGGAAGATTTCCGCATCGTCACGCGCGATATGCCGCAGGCAGAATTCGAGAGACTTCTCGATGATGTGAAAATTGAAACCGATGCCGATTTTGCTCCATACAACAAGCGAAGAAATGCTTACGAAAAAGCTAAAGCCGCATATGAAGCAAAAAAGCAAAAGTTCGACGAAGAAAACGATCCCGAGTCAAACGAGCAGCGAGAATTTACAGAACTGCCGCCGCCGCCTTTTACTGAAGTTCCGCCTGCGAGCGAGCAACATCGCTTTCACTCGCGCATCGTTGTAAAACTTCCCGATTTGATTGATGACGACGGATCAACGCCCGAGCCGACAGTTTCAACATTCGAACGGTTAGGTCAAAACGCCAATCTCGTTATCAACAGAGCTATTTGGCAGCGGCGGACGGAGATTGACCCAAAAAAGTAACTCAGCTGGGTCATTGGATGGCAGGCAAAACTGACGATGCCGGTATCGAAGAGCCTCACATTCTAATGATTGCCGATGATTACAAAATGCCGGAATCCGAAGTCAGAGTCAGATTTTCCGACAGCGAAATAGCCCGCATTATGACGCTCTGGCGAGCGCGGAACGTCCGCGACGAAATATTGTATCCGAAAAAATAGGGAGTTTTGAGTAATGGCAATCGGTTTTGAAGCATTTGATCTGAGCGGCAAAGTCAGCATCGAGATCGGTGACTCGGATCAAGCTCTGATTGTCATTCGTCGCAGTGCTCAATCTGCAAATTCTCAATTAGAAAAGCTCGAAAAACAGGCAGTTGCCACCGCCGCCGCTTTCCGGCAGTTAAATAATTTACAGGGTCGTAAGGTGAACGCCAGTTTGCAGCCAAGCCCATCTCCCCGCACACCGTCACGCGCTCCGACCGGAGAAGATACGGCGATGCGTCGCGCTCAGGCTGATATTGCTCGAATGCAATCACAGCGCTTTAAGTGGGAAAGCGACTATACCAACCACGTTAATCGCCAAACCGATCAGCAATATCGAGCGCGCGTAAATTCTTACCAAAAAGGATTGCGTGAATTTCAGCGAACACTCGATCAGCAGAAGCGAATCGAAGCGACATCCGGCGCAACTCCAAACACCGGAAACGCCAATATTTTAGCGAGTCTCGGCATTATCGGGGCTAATCCTTACATTTTAGCGACAACAGCGGCGGTCGGCGGTTTGACGGTCGGAATCAATCAGGCGTCCCAAGCAATGCAGCGCGCGTCGTCTTTCGACAGTGCCCGGCGTGGTCTTTCGCTTTACTACGATTCAGCCGATGCTCTCAGTGATAAACTGCGTGAACTTGAACAGGTTGCGAAAGATACCCAGGGGTTAAAGTTTCTTGAAGCTGTTCAAGCCCAGAGAAATCTGGAAGCCGCAAAAATTGAAGCCGGAGACGCAACGAAAACGATTAAGGAATTTGCCAATGCGATGGCGACGGTCGGCGGAACAGACTTTCAAGGCGTTTTAACCGCGCTCACACAAATAGCGAGTAAATCTCAGATTTCAGCCGAAGAAATTAACCAGCTCGCTGAAAGAATGCCGCAAATCCGTTCGGCGATGCAGTCGGTTTACGGCACTTCGGACACAGAAGTTTTGCAAAAACGCGGCATTGATCCAAAAGATTTCATCAACGACATCACCAAAGCTCTCGAACAAATGCCGCGCGCCCAGAAATCGGCGGCTGGCGGCTGGGAAAACTTCACCGACGCCGTTGATAAAGCGTATACCAAAGTCGGCGAACCGGCGCTGCCGACAGCGACCAGAATCTTAGACCGTTTCACCAATATAATCGAAAACAACGGGGACACGTTCACATCTTGGGGAGAAAAACTCGACAGATCATTGAAAGTGGTCGAAGACCTCACCTACGCGGTTGATTATTTGAGCCAAACTTCGCTTGCGCGCCTTGTTACTTACCTCGATGACGCGGCTTATTACACGAGTTTTCCGACGCTGCTTTATGAAGCGTTCAAACCGTTAATTACGAGTATCAGCGATTACGAAAAAGCACAGCAAAAAGCGAACGAGACAACCGCAAAAGGGGGCGCGACGGCGCAAAAAGCGGCGGCGGACTCGGCGGCAGCTGGCAAGCAAATTGCGAAAACGACAAAGGAAACTTACACCGAACGCATTACCGCTCTTGATAAATTCTACAAAGATCAATTAATCAAAGCCGATGCCGGTTTGCGCCAAACCAAAGCGGCGGAACTCTCCTACCAGCAAAACCTGCTCGCCATCGAAAAAGATAATTATAATCGCCGTTTGGATGCACTTGCTGATTTTTACAAGGAAAAATTAAAACGGGCGAAAACCGGAGCCGAGCAAGAATCGATTTTGAGTCAGGCAAGAGTTGAAGTCGGAAAAGGTAAAGTTGATTTTTCGCAGGCGCAGGCTGAAATAAAAAAAGGTATCGAGCAGCTAAAAGCCGATATTCAGCAGCAGCTTCGCGGCGATTTGGGCGAAGGTTTGCAGATTGCGCTTGATAAATCGTCGTCTGGTCTTGAAACCACGCTCGGAGATTTATCGGAAAGATTTGAGCGCGGCGCTATTAGCGCAAGCGATTATTGGAATGAAGCGCGAAAGTCCTTAAATGATTATGCCGGAAAATTGCGCGAAATTCGTCAGGAACAATTAAAGCTGACATTGCAGAACCCGGCTTTAACACCCGAACAGCGCAAAAATGAAGTTGACCGCGCCGGACAGCAATACTTAGAAGCCGACCGGCAAATAGTCGAAAAAGGCAAAGGTATTTTTCAATTGCTTAAAGATTTTCAAGCGACGAGCGACCGAACCAAAGTAACAATGTTTGACGGATTGCAGTCAAACATTGACGAAGCGACCGCTTCGCTGCTGAGGTTTTACAAGTTATTCAAAGAAAATCCTAATTTGGTTGATGACCCGACAAATTCGATCAGCACCAAATACGCCGCTTTTGCGAAAAACGTCAAAACAACTTACGCCGAGTTTTTTAAAGATGCCGCATCTTTTGAAGAAGGCTTTTTGCTTTTTCAGCAATCTTCTGCCGAAAAAGCGTTTCAAACACAAATAGATTATCTCAAAAAGGAATTACCTTATTACAGCGATAACGCGAAAAAACAAGCGGAAATCCAGAATGAAATAACCGCGCTTGAAAGCCAGCAGTTAACACTTCGTGCGAAAAATGAAGAAGAATATCTAAAATTCAAAGCCGATAATCTCGAAAAGGCGGCGGAAAAATCCAGACGGGCGTTTGAAACTCTCGACAGTAAAATCGCCGATTTGGGCGGAACTTTTACGTCGCTTGATGGCAGAATCTTCGGCGCGAAAACCGAGCTTCAGGGACTTAACGAATATTTCGCCAATCCCGATAATCTCACCGCGATCGAGAATTACGCTAAAGCTCTCGGATACACCGGCGAACAGCTTAAATCCATCATTCGCCAATTACAGGAAGGCAAAGCGCAGCAGGGAAATACCCGTCCGCGAGTTGTCGGCGCGCAGCCTCAGCCCGAATTTGGAGATACGGTCAGAGCCGGACTCAAAGATGAATTCGATCTTGGCAACATCGGCAGAGCGACCGCCGGAGCGCAGACCGAAATGGAAGCGAGAGCGGCAGCGACAAAAGAGGTTTACAACGATTTAGGTAATAGCGTTGTCGGCGTATTCGGCTCGATGGCTGGCGCGGCACAGTCCACTCTCGAAGCTTTTATTCTTACGGGCGAAGGCGGCGCTGACGCTTTCAAACAACTTGCCGCACAAACCATTGCTGCCATCGCCGTTCAATCCGGTGTCAAAGCAATTTTTGAGACAGCCGAAGGTTTTGCCGCCGCCGCCAGATATGATTTTGTTTCTTCGGCAGCTCACTTCGCCGCAGCCAAAGTTTACGGCGCGGTCGCTCTCGGTGCAGGCGCTGTCGGTATCGGCATCGGTTTGGCAGGCGGACTCAGCGGCGGAAAGAAAGACAAAAATTCAGCATCAGCCGGTTCAAGCGGCAGCGGCGGCAGTTCAAACGAGCGCCCGGATTATTACACCGTTCAGAATCCGCCGCCGCAGGAAAAATCTACTCCGCGTTATCATGCGGATCCGACGACGCTGAAATTATTGGAAAGAATCGAAGCCCTAAGTGCGTTACCGGCAGAAATCAACGGCTTGCGCGAAAGCGTCTCGAATTTTGATAGCAAAATCGGCTCGATGAAAGAAGGCGAAGTCTTAACAAGAGGAATTAAACAAAAGCGCGGTTTGCTTTCCGACACGGTGATGCAGGAATTAAAAGGCGACGGATCGAAAACAACACAATTCGGCAAGGCTTTACGGCAAAGTTAAATGGCATTTGAAGAGCTGAAAATCTGCAAACTTCTCAATCTGACCGCGCTTGATTGGAGCGCGCCTCTTTTGTCGGCAAATTTCGGCGACGGTTACGGCGCGGGCGTGTTGTCAGGCAGTGCCGCCGGACTTCATAAATGGAGTTTGTCGAGCGAGCTGATACCGGATTGGGAACGGCATTCGATTGATTACGTTCTGAATGACGAGCCAAACACCGATACGAGATTCGAGTATCTGTTCTCGTTTATCAAACGTCATATTTCCCTTGGCAATCGCCCGTTCAGAATCAAAGACCCTAGAAGCGGAAAGTTTTATCTGGCTTCGTTCCAGGTCTCTGACGGCGCGAATTTCAGCTTTGAAGTTCTCGCCTACAAATTCTTTCGCGGCGGGATTGTTCTCAATCAGCGCAGAGCGAGAAACGTTCTGTTTAACGCCGACGGATCATTGTTTGCCGCGCCGGATAATTTCAGAGTCTCGCCGCTTTCTTCGACATCTGTGTTTTTTGAATGGGACGAAGCAATTAACGACAATCAAGCCGGATACGATCTGTGGTTCGACGGCGGCATTTACCAGCTCGGAAATGTTACCGAATACCCGTTCGGCAGTTTGGTGACAGGCTCGACGCACACGGCGAAGATTCGCTCCCGAAACACCGATTCGCCGACGCCGAAGGTTTCGGATTGGTCGGACGCGATTACTTTCGTCGTTCGGGATGTCGGCGGCACTACGCCGGTCATCATTACGCCTCCGCCTCCGACTTCTGGCGTTGTTGACGATGCCGCCAACACGTTCGGCTTCGTTTTGGCAGCCGGTTACACGCTCGCCGATCACGAATATTCGGTCAACTCCGGCAGCTCGTGGTCTCAAGTGACCGTCAATCCTATCGTCGTCGGCAATGTTAATTACCCAGTCGGACAGGTCAGAGTCAGAGTCAAAGCGGCGACCGGCAGAAACGCGAGCGCGCAGCTCTCGAATACGTCTGCTTTCACCGTCGCTGGAAATGCCACGCCCGCCGCGCCGACGGTTATTTCCGACGATACGGCGGACACGATTTCAGCAACTCCCGGCAGCGGATTGCCGATGAGCGAGATGCTATTTTCAACCAACAGCGGAACCTTTGTTCCGTATGACGGTTCGGTGATAGAAGTCGGCAATTTCAATCGTTCGCCTGGTTTTTACAAATTCAAAACTAAGGCGGCGACGGGCAGAAACGAATCGCCTGTCGCTTTAAGTCCGGCGTTTACTTCGACCGTGCCGACGACGGAAACCACTTATTTTCTGCGCAGCGAAAGCGGCAAAATTTTAATCAACGAAGAGACCGGAAAAGCTCTCGTTACGAAATATTAATAAAGAGGATTTATTATGACAGCACCAAACATCACAGGCTTTCCTATCGAAACGGAATATTTTCAGGCGGCGCGCGTCAAAGATAACCGTGTCGGCGATTTAATTACGTCGTTCGACGATATTCCTGATTTAAAAGAAAAAGTCGGAACAAATGAAACGAAAATTCACGTCCCGGCTGAATACTCGCTTGCCGGATTAGGCGAAGTTGTCATTCCCGATAATATTAAATTTCATTTTTCGCCCGATCCTGCGGCTAAGTTCAATTTGACCGGGAACACGGTGCTTAAATTTGAAGGCGATCCTTTTCTCGATCCGCTCGACAGAAATCCGCGCATCAAAGGCGCGACCGTCACGGGCAGGGACTCAAAAGGAAACGGCGGCACGGGCAATATCCGGTTTACGACCGATAAGTTTCCGAAAGAAATCGCGTCATCCATTATCGAAAGCGACGATATTTCACATCAACTCGTTTGTCTCGACAGGGCGTTCGGCGAAACCGAAACCGTCAAGATTATCGGGCGGTCGAACGCTATCCGGTCGCGCGTCTGCTTCAGCAAAAAACGAATTGTCGAAATGGAGAGAAAAGGCAATTTCCCGAATGAATGGCACGGTAATGCACCATTTATTCTCGATTCCGATTCTGAGTTCGACGGAGGATGGGCTGATTTGCACGAATGTGCAACAGCGGGTGATGCGGCACACGACCCGTTTACTGTGATGATCGGCGTTCAATCTTGGCTGCGCACTTCCGGCGGGCAATACATTTACCAAGAACGCGACGTAAAAATTCGTAACGTCCGAGTTGTAGGAAACGACAATCAGGGTAATTATCTTCAGGCGAAATATAACGGCACGTCCGCCGCAATTAATATCGGCAACAGCTTGCGGACGGTTGTTGACGGCGTTGATATTGATTTCGTTCACGGTTATTTCATTCAAGTCGGCTTAGACGGAAACGCAACGCTTGATTATCACTGTGAAGATGCGGTGATAAAAAACTTTCGCGTCGCGGGCGGAATGGCGCAAATGGTTGCTATCGGCAGCGCGAGAAATTTTGAAATCCGCGACGGCGATTTTGTCGAGTGCGTTCCGTATTATCCTTCAAATGCGGGAATTTTCGACATTGAAGCGAACGCATTGAGCAGCATCGTGAAAGATTTCAGAATTAGAAATCTGAAAATCTTCGTCGCCGTTCCGGGTCAAAGAAATTCCCGAACGGGAAATCCGCATCCAGAGCAAAGCGACGACGGCGGCAATACTCGGACTTTTCAAGGCTTTCATTTGAAGGGCGCGGACGCGGCAGTTTGTGAAGGCGTTTCTTTACAGGATTCGGAAGTTCACGGCGGCGGAATATGCGACTTCGGTATTTACGCGACCGAACTTAGAAACTCGTATATCGAAAGGAATAAAGTTTACGATTGCCGCGCCGCTTATTCGTATTTGCGACAA